CCAAGGCTTAGGAATTCCGATGGTGCGTCTCATATCCGATAAAGCGCGGGTAACGGAAGGTGAGGTTGTGAGATACGCTAACCACAAAGAAACTATTATTTTTGAAAAGGTGACGCCCTGAACCCTGCACCTTGAACCCTGAACCCTGTAACCTGAACTATGAAAAAAACAATAAGCCGAACTGCCCAGATTCACGGGCGGGGATCGCAACCCTACCGTTGGGTTTCTCGACTCACAGTGGAAGAAAAGGACGCCGTGATAAGAGGGGGACTAGTCCTCATCCGTGATCACCACCCCCTGTCGGGATGTGATTACAAAAAAGTTGTGTATGATCGACGATCAAAAAGATTCGGCCACCGAAACTACAACCCTGAACCTTGAACCCTGACCCCTGCACCTTGACCCCTGATACAAGGTGCAGCAATCAGGGATCATCCTGAGTTAAAACATGAAAGAAAAAATGAGAAAACTAAACCATGAGGGCATAGACCTCCACGATTATTTCGCTGCTCAAGCCTTGAGTATGCGCCATATGCGAACTGTTCCAGTGGACCAGCAAGCCCGAAAGGCAAATGACATCGCCGATTATATGGTCGCCGAAAAAGAGTATCGTTTCGCGAAGCGGAGCCAGAGACAATTTATTAACAACACAACCAAAAACACCAAATAAACAAATGAAAAAACAAAGAAGAAAACGTCACGCCTATGGACACGATAGCTCTCTGACTGCAGTCATGTCAGGCAAGCCTCAATACTTCTCGTTCCCGAGCAAGTTTCACCGTGATCGATGGGTGCAGAAGGATGATGTCAATCGCTCATCCGTCTCCTCGCTCGACAGTAGTCTAGGGAAGGCACTGCGAACCGGAAGAGTGCAGGAAGTGAGTGCGAAATCTGCCGTGTCTCGTATTGATGACATCATCGCGAACCTTAATGCTGACCTCAAATATTTGAAGAAGCAGGAAACCATCCTCCAGCACGAACTCGAAGAGTGCGAGAAGGAGACGGTTAGGATTTGGAAAATTATCCACTCGCTTGAAGCTCAACTCGAACACGTATCATAATGATCACGCTCACCGTAGTGTCCCTGCTAATCGCGGGGACACTCGTCCTCTTCCTCTTCCGATCTGGTTCATCGTTCGATGGTGAACTAAGCCGTTATGCCAACCACATTAGAAGGCTCACGATCATCGAAGAGATCGCCGCCGATGCGGTAGCCGCTGATCTATCACCTTGGAAGCAGACCTGTTACGTCGATGATCAAGTGATGAAGCGATTCAATCTCCGGCCCGTGAACCAGATCGATGGGGATTACCTACTGCTCGTGGATTATGCGAGCCAAGTGTATGAGGAAACCAAACGCATCCGAAGCGGAAAGAATTGACAACCAACCCAGCCCTGATACATTGGGGCTTCAACTAAATACCTAAATACTATGGCAACTAAACTAGAAGTTCCCGTCATACGGGAGATAAAGATAGGCGAGAAAGATTATCTCGCGAGCATGGTTCCTCACCCGAACCTACCTCCTCGTTTCGTGCTTCGACAGAAGCGACATAAGGGTGAGGACTCAATAGATATGGCCTCGCTTTTGAAGCGTGCGGAAAAGCGTGCGGAAAAGCGTACGCCTTCCCGTATCCCAAGGGGTCGGACTCTCTCGGCGAAAGAGATCCGCTCCAAAATCTCAGAGCAGGACATTGCTGCGGAGACTAAGCTAATCCTCCAGTCAATCGTCGATGACCTCTTCGCCATCGAGGAGGAGGACATGGGGTTTGGGCAACTAAAGTATTGCCCGATATGCCATGAGGTATCGCGAGCTGATAAATTCGTTTCATACAAATGCCGTGACTGTCATCAACAATACCCAAACAAATGACTGAAGAGATGTTAAATAATCCTACCATGATGCAGGAGTGCATCGTGGTGGACACAACCCGCCTTATCAAAGAGGCTTCGAAGGAGTTTAATCTCCCCCCTCAATGGATCATGTCAGCGATGGCTACGGCCCCGAAGGGGAGGACTTTCAGGACTCGAATCGAGTCGAGCCATGCTCGCCACCGAGTGATTACTGAACTAGCCGACATGGGGTATCCCCGAGATCTCATCGCTCGATCATTTGATCTTGGTCGAGACTCAATCAACACGATTATCCGTGAATTCAGAAAAAAGAACCATGAACATTGACATTGTAAAACACCTCACCGAGGCAGAACAAGTAAGGGTCCAACTCCTCCATGATGAGGTGGCTCTTTTAAATCAAAAGATCACTCGCGTGAGCAACCAACGCGACAGTCTGAATCGTGAGATCACGCGCATCGTGAACCTTGAACCCTTAAACATGAATCCAGATGCTGGTAAGACGACTGACTAAGGGACTCTACGAGGTCCATGATATGTGTAGGTCGCATTACAGGGTGGAGGACATCCATCGCCTCGGAGCATTCGACATTACCGAACTGATCCCCCTCGGATCTTCACCATCTGATTACAGGTGGGGGATCTGGGAGCAGAGCGAGGGTGAGTGGACCCACATCGATGGTAACCCGACTCTCAAAGAGTGCCTTGAAGTAATTGAAACGCTGGCAGCAGCCAGCCAACTAGGAATAGAAGAAGATGAAGATGATAATGAATATAATTAATAGAAGAAGAGTGCCACGTTTGAGTGAACACACGCCGCTGCAACGCATGATCTTCAACGATCAGGTGAGGCAAAGATTATCCCAGCCGATCAAAGATGATCCATACACTCTGTGCCTCAACAAGGGGACTGGAGCGTGGTCAGAGTGGTGCGGCGTAACATGGATACGTAAGAGGCATGAAGACTCTGTTTGAACCTCAGCGTGAGGCCGCTGATTTCTTCTTGTCTGTCTTACAGGACGGCAGGAACACGCTTGATTCATCGCAGATGGGAACTGGTAAGACTGTGGTCGGCTCTCAAGTCGCTCTATCTCTACTTGAGCAGGGCGAGATTGATCACGTTGCGGTGCTATGCCCCAAGGCAGTATTCCCAACATGGAAGTCAGAGCTTGAGGAAGTAGGTATCGACCCACTGTTCATCCTCAATGTCGAGAAGTTGAGGACGGGTAAGAGTGAATGGGTTAGTAAGATAGGGAAGAAGACGTATAACTGGAAGCTTCCACCCAATACACTCATGCTTGTCGATGAGATCCACAAACTCAAAGGACCGTGGACTATGAACGCTAACCTCCTGATTGCTTTGGTGAAACAGGGAGTCCGAGTGCATGGTATGAGTGGAACCCCGTGTGATTCTCCATTGGAGATGAGACCCTTGGGTTATATGTTGAAGCTCCACTCGAACGATGTTTCGAGGGGGAACCTGCCCAGCTATTTCAAATGGATGACAATGCTGAAGTGTGGTAAGGGACACTGGGGCGGGTATGAAATGAGAGACCCGAGGTTCGCATTGAACTGGTTGAGGAATGCAATGTATGGGACATCGACCCACGGTCTGACCGTTGATGATTTCCCTGACTCCTTCAAAGACAACCGAGTCCTTGTAGACCCCATCGAATTCACGGCGAACAACAAGATCAACAAGGCATACAAGGAGTTGAATATGTCTGCCGAGGATGTGAAGTCTTACATTGAAGACGGGAAGATCTCCGAACGATTGATGAATGCCCAAGAAGAAGATGACGATCCGATGATCGTTAAGATCCTTCGAGCTAGGCAGGAGTGTGAGTTGCTCAAGATCAAAGACATATCGACGATGGCAATGGATGCCGTCGAGGAAGGACATAACGTGGTAGTCTTTCTGAATTTCAGTGAGTCCCTTAGGGATCTATCTGCCCTGATTGGGTGTGATTATATTGACGGCTCGACCCCACCAACTAAGCGTAATGAATTGATCGATGCATTCCAACGAGATGAGATAAATATCCTAGTGATTAACGCCGCCACTGGGGGGACAGGCATCTCTCTCCACGACACTCACGGCAATCGACCCCGCCTCTCATTGATCTCTCCCAGTTTTAACGCCAAAGAATTCGCTCAAGTAATCGGGCGCATCCACCGAAACGGGGCGAAGAGTGATGCTCTCCAACGTGTCCTGTTATCCCACGGTTCCATTGAGGAATACGTAATGAAAGCTATTGATCGAAAGCTTGCCAACATGAAAACGATCCACCAATCTGAACCCTGTATCCTGAACACTACTCATTATGAATGAACCCACGAACACCTTCACCGCAGATCTGATGCTCGAATCAGATTACTTCGACGGTGAGAAAATAAAACTGTCTCTGAAATCCAAAAGGGACAACCACATAAACAACCCATCGGGGTGGTCTATCATTGCCTTCTCCCCATCGGCAAGCATACGATGTGTCCGAGGGCATCAAGCGAAGCACGTTGATATCTTTATCAGGACACTCCAAACTCTGATAGGTAACCATGACGAGTTGGTCTTCTTTGAAATCAGAGATGCCATCGCCAGAATAACCCAAGCCGAACTAGCAGCATGACGCAAGAAGAACTACTCAAGATGCATGAGAATACATGCAACAAATGCCGCCGCATAATGGAGCGTAAGAACTCTGACTACACAGGGGGAAAGGAAGCAGAGGATGTATTTGCTAACTTCCGATCAGCTACTTACCTTGGTGTGCATCCTGTAACCGGAATCCTGATGCGTGTGATGGATAAGATCCAAAGGATTCGGACGTTCACGAACGATGGTGCATTGAGTGTGAGTGATGAGTCAGTTGATGACGCTTTCGAAGACATCATTAACTACGCCATCTTAGGTAAGGCCATGTTGAAGCAAGAAAAAAGGGAACAGCCAGATCCACTGACTGATCCCCTTGAAGAGATTGAAAAATACTACAGGTTATCTACTGATCACAAAGACTAGTAGCCCATACGCTTCTCAACATTATCAGCAAAGGAAGTGCGGCTAGGTTTGGCCGCTTTCTTTTTTGCTGCTTTCTTCTTAGCCGTTTTCTTCTTGGCTGGTTTGCTGTGTCCGTATTTCATTTTCTTTAGTTTGAGATGTTGCTCATATGTCTTAGCTAATACTGCCTCCCCCGTTTTGGGGTTATACATATTATGTGGTTTGAATTCTTCTTTCTTCATTAGTTTATTCTGATCCGTTTGTTTGTGTAGTTTTCCCGTATGTGCTGCTTTAAGTATTTAACTCTGGCTTTGCCTATGTCAGATTGATTGGCTCTATCAATAGCCCCCTTGTTGATGGAAGGCCGCATCATGTATCCCGCCTTATTCATCTTGAGTTGTAGTGAACCAAATCCTTTTGCCTTGGCTTGCCTCTCGATGTCTTTCTTTGGGATGCCCAATCCTATGAAGCCGTTAACTACTTTGTAGTAGTCTGAGTTTTGCTTCTTACTAAGGTTGACCATATCGTCATAAGCATCTGCTAGTTTCTCAAGAGGAACACTACCCTCGTCAGTAAGAAGGTTATCAATCCTCCGTTTGTTAGCAGTGTATTGGGATTTATGTTTAGACATAAACCGTTTCATCCCCTTGTCTAGGTCAAGCTGATATGGTTTGATGGGTAGAATTTCTTTAAGGAGTGGACCCCAAGCAGATCCTTCGAACATCTTATCAACTTTATCACCGTTCATAATTCTATAAGAATCAGCAACAGCACCAGCAGTTCTTGGCAGGAATGCATCTGAAAGGAGCGTCCCAGTTTTCTTAAACTCTCCCCATAGTCCTTCACCATCGAGGACTTGATCATTACCATACTCATCTTCATTGACGATATATCTGTATACTGATCCAGCAAGTATCTGGCTTTTCATGTAAGGCTTAATGAGACCTTCTTCTGGTCCGAGAAGGGAACTCATTGTCTCGTAGACTCCCTTACCCCCGATTAGATTTTCCATCGACCTAAATATGGGGTCTTGAATAATCGCAAATGGGTTGAGGTAAGTTAAGTCCACCGTGTAGAATGTGCCATCGCTATCCTTGAATACGGAAAGGCTATTTCCAGTGGCCCAGTCTGGGAGCATCGCCCTCAAAGCAGACTCCTCATCTTCGCTATCGAACAACCCGAAGAGGAGGGAAGCAGTTCCTTTAGTTGTAGCAAGTGTTCCAGCCGTGGTTACCATCAACCCCCTTGCTCGCTTCCAACCCCGCTTTTTAATCTCTGGGTTATCGTCGTTAATCTCTTTAAAGATTCTTGCTACTCCGTTAGCGTAAACCCTTGGGACATCCGCTGCGAAACGAACATACGGCGCAGCAACTAAAGCAAGTGTAGACTTGTTGAAGTCTTTAACTAGAGGGACCGCCCTGCTGTATGACTGCGCTGTGTCCTTAACTATTGATGCCGCTTTAGTTTTCATAGCGGAGGTAGGGTTACCATCAGAATCTAAAAGTTTAGCGTATTCCCCAGTGGGGTTGTTGTTATCTATCTCCGCTTGTGCTGCCCTTTTTAAGTATCCTAATTCAAACTCATACAAACCTATTTTAAAGAACCCATCAGCGGCAGATGCTAATCTCCCACCCAAAGCTAGTAGCTTATCATTAACATCTTTAACGCTCTTATATGATTTAACTCCAAGGGAAGCTAACTTTAATTTGTCCTGCTCAGTTAGTTTAGATCCAACAGCTTTGAGTTTATTCAAAAGCTTAGATACTTTTTCTGAATCACGTTTAAGATCTTCAAACTTTTTAGAACCATCTAGTAACTCTTGAATTGCAGATACTTCGAGTTCGTCTCCGAAAACGTCCATGCTTTTTAACTCAAGCAATTCGAAGTTGAACTCAGCTCGTGAACCTTTTGCAGCACGAACCATCAAGGATTCTTCAGCAAGCTTTCCACTATCCATCAGCCCTACTTTTTGTAGCACTGATGATCCCATACCCGCAAATTCTTTAGCGAGTAAAACATTGCCACCATAATAACCTTGCATGGGTCCGAAGTAGAGAGCGTTACCAATCATGTTTCTGAAGTAGAAACCAACGGAACCTAGAGTTTTCATAGCCAAAGAATAGCCTGTTGCTTTCTTAGCAAAATTCTCTGCTGCACTTCGCACCACTGCGTGTTGATCCTTCTCATCAATGATGTCCTTTTCATCGGCGAACATTGATCTTAGGTTGCTATGAACTTCGGCAGGAACATACATCCCTTTGATTGGTGTGAGGTCTGAATCACCTGTGTCTGCTTTTATCTCAACCCAATCAGAATACTTTTGTTGTTCAACAGGCATCTTCTGGTCAGCTTCATACTGTTGTTGAGTAACCAACCAAGGAGTCTTACTCGTGGTTCCAAGCTCTTTAATTTTGTTGAAGAAAGATTGGTTAGACAATGCAGTCGCAGTGTGAATCATGGATGCACCCAAGTTAGTTATACCTTGTTCTTCTTTATACTCACCTAACAGTTCTCTTATCGGCTCAGGTATATTCTGTTTCTCTTTTATATCCCCGATTATACTACTGAGAACCCCGCTATCAAAACCACCATCAGGCATCTCAATCTGTGGACCTGCTGCCCCATTCTTAATCTGAAGTTTCCTACGGGTTTCTGATTTGGAGTAGCTCTTGATAAACTCCTGAACGAGTTGTCTGCCCACACTCATCATCTTAGGATCTTTGTTTACAATATCATCTTCGATTTTCTGTCTAGCGTCTTGGCGATTCAAACCAGTCGCCATAATCTCATCTAACCTACTGAGAGCTTCTTGTCTGGCAAAGTAAACAGCACCCTTCTCCCGCTGTTCGTGGTAAGTGTCATCTTTTAAATCAGATATTCTACTGCTGAAGTTGTTGTCCTCAAACATACGATATCTCCTTGTGAAGTAGATACCTTTATTAAAGTGGAAAGACACTTTCAAATCATCAGGGTCCATCGTCCCTTTGAAAACATCCATTGCTTTCTTTGACAGTTGGTCTTGAATCTTCCGCATGTCTGTTACGATTGCGAATAGGTCTGGTGATTGTCTAAGTAACGCTTCGAGGGCATTGTCGCGACGAGCTATCTGCTGCTTGCGATTGTCTTCTCTCATTGCGAGTATGCTATTGCTCTTCGACTTCTCGGCGGCAGCTAAAGCGGCGGTCTTTTCACTTCCAGTTAAGGTCTCCGCTTTCTTAACAGCGTTTAAAAATTCTCCTTGGACTATATTTGATTGATCGTCTGTGAGTTGAGTTCCCATATTAGAACCAGATGCGATAGCAAATAGTTTTGGGGGGAATTTGAACTCTCTCCCTAGTGCTTCAGATATTCTAGCTTCCTCTCGTTTGAGAGTATCATCAAATTTACTTTGGAAATCTTCGACGAGTCCTTTGGTCTCTCTAATGAAAGCTTTGTTCTGGTTGAAAAACTCCACCACCCTACGATCACCCCTGCGTTTAAACAATTTGATCATTCCTTTTTTAAAGCTGCCGCCTTCATCAGTTGGGATGTCGTAGTCATGAAGCTCCATCAGCGGAACATCAAGAAGGTCTAACCAGTTTCCAATATCTCCTTCTGGCATTTTGCCTGTTGTTCTCAGATGATCAGGTATCAAAGAATCGTCAGCGAATGTATCGTCGGGATCACCAGAAGATACTTGTTCACTAATTACAGGAACTTCTGGTAACTTATTTATATCCCCTTCTGGAACCAGTGTGTTCGAACTAATCGCTTGTGATAGTAGGATGTTAACTACTTCGTCAGGGTTGCGTGGGTTGTGCGTTATTGAACTAGGTGCTGGGGCATAACCCATTTCCATCGCCCTGATCTCACGGATAATATTATTAACTCCGTTCTTCATCTCAGGTGAGATGTCTTTAATTGTCTTGTGGTAAGTAAGCTTTGTTACAAGGACTTTTAAGAAGTTAATAAAGGTTGGGATCAGTGTCGGGTTAGTTGAGAGGAAAGCAACTTGCTCATTAGTAGTCTCTCCTTTAAGAGCTTTACTAGCGTGACTCACCATAGATTTAGTAGCGAGTCGTGCTTTCTCGGCAGCTTGAACAGCTGGGTCAGGACTGTTCAACCTATCAAATGATTGTTCCTGTTGGTCTAGTGGTAGGGTATCTTCAATGACTGCTTCGAGGTCAGCCCTAGACATAGCTCCAGCTATATCCGCTAACTGCTTATCAGTAATCATTTGGATAGCTGCCGACTGTCCAATCTGCTCGTTGAGCATACTGGCTAGGATGTGTGTTCTCCTGTTAGGGTCTATGTTTTGATCTGATACTAACTGGGAAAGTTTAATCGCCGCTAGTCTTGGGTTCAGTATAATAGAACCTGTTCGTTCATCTACCTTCGCGACTTCATCACTCAACGTATCAACAACTAGATTAAGTTCGTCGGGGACATACCCCCTAGCCCAAGAAGTGTAATCATCTGCGGCTTTCTCAAGTCTAGCTTGATCAACATTAGCACCGCCACCATCTTCGACCATAGCACTAAGCTCGCTATTAGTTTGAGATACAGTATTTGTAACTTGATTCCTGAATCCTGATTCTGTTTCAGGTTCCCTGAGTCCTCGTCCAGTGAGGTCTAGTGCAAGTTCCATTGCATCTTGGACATGAGTCTCTACAGCTTTGTAGTTAGCTAGTCCAGCTTTGCCTGTCAATCTACCGAAGAGTCTTACTATGGAATTAATAAATTCAGATAGTCCACCTTTGTATTCTCCTTTGGGTGGTATGTAACCGAGTAGCTTTTGTTGGAAGTCACTTGATGTGAGGATGTATGCGACGAACTCTTGAAGGTTCGATGTCGCATGCTTCATGTGCTTATCGTATTCTTTCCTAGCCTTAGCCTTGTTAATTACTAACTTGTTAAGTCTACGTAGTTTAGAGATCGCCTCATTCTGTCCTTTAGTTCTGGCTGCGGCTGGTCTCTTAATGATAGCGATAGTGAATGCGTGGACATATTCATGGACCAAGGTTTCACCAATGCCCCTACCACCCTTGCGGCTTGGGTTAATGGTTACGTTATCACGGCCATCAATCCCGACAAAATGCCCACCTGCATATTTCTTAACACTCGAAATAATAGAGAAGTCTACTTCATTAAGAATGAAATCTTTGTCTAAGAGTAGAAGCTTCGCCACTTCTTTTAAGGGGGCATACTTCTTAGGTGACCCAGAAGCAATCTTCTCAAGAACAGCGACCACTGATTCAGGACTGTTACCCACAAGCCCCAATGATTCTAATTCCTTTTTGTTATCCTTTAGATTCTTCAGCCTACTCTTGGCGTCTACAATCTCATCAGCCATGTGGAAAGACATGCTCTCAGAAAGGTTGTCAAAGAAACCTATGGCTTGATCATCGGTAAGCTCGACCCCACCAAGTAGTGATTGTATTTCTTCTTTAACTAAGGCAGCGAATTCGGGATCTCTACGAATCCCTTTATGAATCGTGCCAAATGATAGCCCCAGCATCCTGATCGACTTACTCAAATCAGGACCAAAGTCATAATCGTTTGAGTTCTCTAAGCTATAGATAAAGAAGGCTGACTCCTGATCAGTGTAGACTGTGCCGTCAGCTAACAGTTTAGCGAAGTCTCTAAACAATTGATCCGTGTTGTAGTTGCTGGCGATGCCGTCCCCATCGGGGAAGTTGTGCTTGTTGACAATCTCTACAACTCTTTCTCTAAGTTTTAGGTCCGTATCTAATGACGCCTTAGCATTAGCACTATGCTTAGAAATGAAATCATAGGTGTGATACTTACGGAGTTCAGGTATCGCTTGTTTAGTATTAGGATATCTCTCTGCTTTGTTATCGATCTCCGCTTCAATAGAAGCTTTGACATCCTCTGACAAATTAGCAGATGTGCCAACGATAGACGCCATTGCATTACGCGCATTGTCTCTGCGAATTTTGTATCGAGATAGGAAAGAATTCCTAGTCTCGGCTACTATCTCAGCTAGGTTGAATGGTGTGTTGCCAACAGATTCGCCAGCTTCAATCTTCTGAGAATACTCATAGATCTTTAGTTTAAGCTTTGCCCGTAACACAACTTCGGCTGAAGAAATAAAGTCCTCAGTCATTTCGTTTTCACCTAGCTTCCTTCTCTTCTGGCCTTCCTTTTTTGGGATAGGCTGCTGAATCAAATTTGCTAATGGTCCATCCAACTCTTGGAGTAGTGCGGGAAGTGTGACCTTGCGGAAGTTATTACCCTCTATCTTGCTTAGTGGGGCGTTAACTAAAACATTAGGGTTTAGTGTGTGGGTGGTGGTGGAGGCATCGAGTTCCGTAATTAATTTTTTAAGCGGACCCCAATCAGGGAGAAGACTTCTCACTTCATTGAACCTAACCAAGCCTGAGTAAGTTCCCCCAGCGTGGGGTATTCTTATATCGCTAAGGAAATATTCACCACTCCCTTCCGAAGTCTCTGTGATCCTGAAAGATGGGTTAAGACCACTGTCTGCCATCGCGTAGGCAGCGTCAACAGGGACATAAAATCCATTATGTAAAAGAGTCAGCATACTTTCGGGATCGTTATTAAATATCCCTTGCTGTTTATCATTGATGAAAACCTTTCTACCTTTGTTCTTCTCAGCGAAAGTGTTAGGTAATTCAAAGTTACCTTTACGCTCTACCCTCTTCACTGGGTATTTCTTTTTGATTTCCGTCCTTAAATTATCGGCTGCTTCTTTTAGATATGTAGCATCTGTTTTTTCTAGTCGCAATCCTAGCTCTTCAAAATGCTCTTCAATAAAACTAACAGGATACCCCTTATCGATTAGCTTACTCACAGCGAGCTTATCGCCCTCTGATAAATTTACTGTCTTCTTGGATGGGTTTACTTCTTCGACGTAGTCTTTCTTGACGAGTTCTCTACGCTTGTTCGCCTCTTCAGGCTCCAACATTCTTTTACTAGCCAACCCATTCTTCAGTTCCCTTTCAAGAATCCTATACCTATCAGTATTACTATCGATGGCACGAAGATCATCAGTAGCCTTTTTAAATCTCTCTTCCATTTTGTTAATGGCGAGGAGTCTTTTCCTATACGTTTGTTCAGGGCTATTGTTCTTCTTCTCATGCGGATGCCCTGCTCCTAGACTAGATTTATTACGTAACTTTGCACTTACTGGTTTGCCAGACGCATCGAGTATATCATTGATGCTTTTGCTAGATCCAATTTCGGAATTAACTTTCGCCCCGACCACCATATCAGACTCACTTGTGAATCTCTTTTTGTTTTCTGCTTTAGTTTGAGCCAAGGCTATGCCCAACTCTCGTTCGAACTCCTTGAGTCTTTCTGATTTGAGGCCGCCGAGAGTCTTAGACATCTCTTTGGCTTCTTGATCAGACGCAGCATCTTCCGCAGCTTCGGCTTGATCAGAAAATTCCTCTTCAATTCTAGCAGCGTTTTCCGCTTGTGCTTCAGCCGAAAGATTCTCAGGATTTATGTTCGCAATAAATTTAGAAGCAGCTTCTTGCTCTGGTGTTACTACTGAATTTTCTTCTGAGGAAGCGGCATCAAACTCTTTAGCAAGTTTTTTAATGTCCTCGAAACTTTTGCCAGCTAGTAATCCTTCTGTGGCTGGGGTGAAATTAGATTCACTACCAAAGTCTTTCTCGATTTGAGCGAGAGATTCGGCAGTTTGTGGTGCTAATGCTTGAAGTTCTTTTCTCTTCTTAACTAGCTCGGGGTTTGCGTTAACCTTCGCATTGAAGTCAGTTAAAATATCAGACTCTAACTGCTGCATCGCATCCTTATCCACGGCGGCTCCTTTAGTCAAAGGATTGTTACGGACGATACCACCAATGACAGGCGCACCAGCACCCATTGCAGCACCCATTAAAGCACCCATCACAGCACCTTCTATGCGATCACGGAAAGAAGTGTTCTGGTCTGTGAAAGCATCGACTGTAATGCTCTGAATAAATTCATCAAGTCCCTCTTCAAATGCTTCACCACTTACACTTTGTAGTCCCCTACTTAAAGACCCACCCATTGACTCTCTAATCTTCGTCTTTACTGATCCTTCAATAACTTTTCTGAATGCGGCGTCAGTAGATTCCCTTCCGATAATTCTATCTGTAGCGATCTTGAGTTGTTTTAAGCTAACTCCTTTCAGGTAAGCGTTCTCAATACCACCAAAATTTAAACCCTTATATGTTATAGAACCTAACCCCGCCGTTATTAAACCTGTGGTGGCCCCTTGAACAAATGCTCCTTTAACAGATTGAGTGTGTGCCTCTGCTCTAACTCTATCTTCGCCCCAACCGGAATGCCAATTACCTTCAGAATCCTTATGCTTGTTATTAAGGTCATCAGTTATTGTGGTGAAGATACTACTATATGTTAGAGACCCCGACCTAGCTGCGGCTGGTATGAATGTAGCTGAGAATATGTTTAAATTCTTGGCGATAGAACCATTGAACATATTAACGGCTCCCATTACTTGTTCTGCTGTGGCGTCAGGACCAAGAGTCCCAGCTTTTAGTATCCTATCTACTACAGTATCACTACTTTCTTTTACTAACTTACCAGAAAGATCTGTAGTAACTTTACGTTTTAGGGCGTTGGTAAACGTAGCATTCAGAAACGTCTTAGCTACAGTGGCTTTTGTTATTCCATTGTTAGTTAACTTCTTAACCGCTGCGGCTTGTCCTACCTTGGTAGAACCACCAACCAAAGTTTTGGCAGCTTTCTTCGCAGCAGTCTTAGCGGCAAAGTATGTTCCCGCCCCCACTGCTGTTGCACCCCCAGTTGCTGGTGTGAGAAAACCAGCGCCTAAAGTTATTAACCCATCGACAATCATTGGGGCCGCTTGTTCCCCTAAGTCTTGCATGAACCCCATCTCCACCCCGAAGATTCCCGCCATCGCCCTGTTGTGGGAGATTTCCTTCGCGTTATTTACAAGCCCATCTTGCCCCCACTCAGCACCAAACACAGCTCCCGCGCCATACATGAGCGTTGTGAAACTATGTTTAACACTAGTGGCTAGTCCCTCAACCCTAAAGCTAGGGTCATAATCTTCTACAAATTTTTCTACTATCTGGTTATTGGAAAGTCTATTCCACTTCCCTTCCATTAGTGCTTTCTGCCATTCGTCTTTATATTCATCGTCGTTACTAAGAATATCATCAACACTTAGAAAGTTGGACTCATTCAAGCTTTCTCTTTTAACATTCTGTTTTTTGATTTCTTCTTCAGACAAACCAGCTTCGACTAAAGCCTTATTAAATTCTTCAGGTTTGAAATTTAATTCTTGTGATACGAGAACACCGCTAAATTCTGTCTTAACTACGTTCTCCGATAATTCGTCTTCATCATATAGAAGAGTCGCCGCTCTTCCTTGATTATCCTCAAAAGACATCGCCTTAACTGTGTCGCGAACAGCAGAAGAAACCACATCACGAGCATGCCCAGTCTTAGCTACTAAGTATTCAATTAAGTCTTCTTGAGTTTTGTCTATGTTTTCCTCATGGGACTCCATGAGTTCTTCAAGCTCCTGTTTTTCTTTTACTTGTTCGAACTCTTCATCATCGAATGTAAGCCAGTTCCATCCTTTCTTTATGCTCTGACCAAAATCTCCCAGAGCATCCCCCACATTATCGATGGCAGTATCCATCGCATCCCAAGATCTTTTCTTACCAAAGTCTCTACGCAACGCTTCAAACCTAGCCGCAACAGATTCATCATATAAATCCCCCTCCTCGTCTATAAGACTTTGGAGAATTCCAGAAGCTTTGATGCGGTCGTTGACTTCATACTGCATCAAGTTGTAGTCAGCAGATTCGGGGTTATATCCCGAACGCTCTGTCCCCTCAACTTTCTCCCTAAAATTATTTAAGTTAATTAGGTCTTCGGCTCTTACCCCATACTGTTTACTTTCAAGGATTACATCTTCCGCTGTTTTCCCATCTGGGATTCTACCCCCTAAAAATACTTTATTGCCCTGCGCGTCTGTATATGCCGCCGCATTGATTGCTCCTTTCTCGTAAAGAGAGTTGAGAGTTTCTTCTTTCTTTCGACGAACACTTTCAACGACTGAGTCGGGATCTAATCCCTCAGGCAATTCTGTTTCTTGTGCAACACTTGCCAAGTAGTCAGATATGTTGTTGCTTTCTTCTGTGCTAAATCCTTTATTGTCCTCGCTAAACTCTTCGACAAGTTTAATGTCATCTTCAAAAGTAAAGGATCTGAATGAGTTAAGCTCCTCAATAGACTGTTGTTGATTCTCTTGTGTTACGATTCCATTTTGTTGCAGGGTATCGAAGAGTGCTGAATCGAGGGATTCAGCTACCTCTTGATTAAACTGCCCCGCTTTTAGATACTCGTCTTTTACATCGTCGATGTAACGACTGTAACTTTCAAGTGGGTTTTCATAGGTGTTGCGGGTAGACCACTCTGAATATGGGGTCTCTTTAATAGTGGGCGTGTTCGTGTCGCTTTGGTCTGTCATAGCAGAAGCAGTATGTTTTTTTTTGTTTTATTTACCTAAACCACCACCTACATTTTTGAGGTTCGGCTTAGGAATTTTTTTGGTTGGGGCCATAGACGATAGCAGGAGATCTGACTTAGCTTTAAGTAACTTATTTTTAGCATCAAGGATCGCACTCAAAATCCCATATTGCTCTGCGTCAGCGGGGATTTCAACGAAATCATTTTCTCCTAAACCAGTTCTAATTTTTCTCCCCCGCATGTTTTTCAACATCGATCCATCTGTGGTTCCCACCATACTATCTAAAGTAGTTTCCCCATCAATTTCAATCCCAGAAATTCCAGTTTGAAGCCTATCTATTTCTGAATCGAATGAGTTTAGTATCTCTAGCTGACTCGCCCGTGATGCTTTGTTAGCTAGCAATGCGTCCTTACTTGAAGTGTCCTTATTCGTTTTCAGCGCCATGTTCCTATCTCCCGTTATTCTCGCTAGTCTACTAACAGCGCGACCTTGAGGCGTGTCTGGTTGCGCCTCTTGTATTGCTAGGATTCCTTCTTCTGAATCTACAATTTGAGAAGCGGCATAAGAAGCTGCGAATGTGTCTTCTTGTTTCCTATCTGCCGCTCGTTGCTCCTTATCTAATTGTCTTTGTAGGGTATCTTCGTCCGCTTGTCTCTTGAGTTTACCCTGAAGAGTTTGTTGTGCGCCCTGAATAAACGCTGCCCCATAACTAGAGCCACTTAAAGTTTCAGCATTAAGCATATTCAACCTACCCATTTCTGTTAGTTGTTGATCTGCTGTGAGATTCTTATTCTGAAGAATAGAATCATAGTCTCCAAAGACACGGTTCATGGCCATGTTGCTATCTAACTCTTTTTTAATTCGAAGCTTCTCACTTTCGATTTGCATCTGCCCTCTCTCAAAAGCTAAGTCAGAAGCTCTATCTTTTTGGAACTGATTGTTTAGGGCAAACATACGCTCCATTTCAGGATCGATCTGTTGATTAGCTTTTGCCTCAACATAGGAAGATTGTCTTGAGTTCATCCCACTCAAACCAAATCGGTTTCGAGATGGGGCAATGTCCCTATCAAAATTTAAATCATTAAGAAAATCCATTTATACGCTAAGGTTAAATTTGAGTGGTGAGCCATCAGTCTTACCGCCTTTAAGTAAACGCTCTCTAGTTTTATCCATTAATGTTTTGGCTAACATTTGATTTGATTCTTTCATCTCTTTAGCTCTTGCAGAATCGGCAGCGAGTTGCTGTCTCATAGCTTGGTTAGAAATAGATGGGGCCATCCCTTCTGGCGAACGTGAATAGTCTCGCGCCACAGCTTCTGCCGCCCTACCAAAGCCCTGTCTCCTTAATTTTCTGGCCATTAATAATTTTCGATGCGGAGCATATAGACTTGCAGACGCACCCACACCCCCCTGAGCCGTAGTGCCTAGCGTAGGTCGATACTCTTGTTTTTTGAAAAACGCATCGTAATCTGTCTTATTATTAAATCCTTCATCAATAACCTCATCGAAACCACCCCTTGAATTTGGTTCCGCTCCAATTTCGAAATCATCTTCTGCCCCTAAGTCTATTTCAATTTCTGGTAACTCAGGAGGTCGTTGACCTTCAGGTCTCCCAATCATTTCTGGGACTCCCTTCGGAGACGCTTTCTTAGTTAAGGGATTCTCAAATGTGGACTCAACTTCTGGAGATTTACCCCCCACTAAATCCAAGAAAGCTTTAGCCCCACCTTGGGGGCCAACAGGACCAAGACGCCCACGCTCCCCTCTATCTTCCGCTGCTGCTCTTGATGAAGCGCCAACGCTGGATGGATCGTTGGTGTAAACAAAATTTCCAATCGCCGTAGTAGCATCTGTTGATACAGTAGGTCTCGGTAGTTTTTTAAGTAATGATACAGCGGCAGAAGGTGATGCGGTTCTACCGTATGTGGTTGGGTCGGGAAGCTCTTCTGTTTCGGGGGCCGCTACGTATTCTACTTGTGGTGCTTCACCACTTACGATTTTATTACCGAGTATCTTGGGACGTTTCCTTACTGCTCTCCCCTTATACTTTTTGTCATATTCTTTTTTAGGGAGAGTAACTTCTTTAAGTTCATCCCCCATAAATGTTACCATTTCGGTGCCGGAATTTTTAAAAGCATCTACCTGTTTTTGATAGTCGGACAAACCATATCGAGATCTAATATTTGGGTCTAGTGGATCGGGATCAGCCATGTTTAAAATTATAGGGTTTAAGTATGTGAAAGTCAATCGACAAGCGTGGTATCAGGATTCTGCAAAGCCCCACTCAAAAACTTCATCGAACGTCTAGGTCCGTTATGCAGTTTATCCCCGTCCTTTGGTGGGTCTACGGCTACTAACCCCAATCTTTGACGCGCACAATCGAGAGCAAGAAAAGCGGCGTCAGCAAGGTCAGGACTCCTCCCGAATCTGGCTTTGAACTCTGGCTTGGATTCTATCTTCATTCGGAGGGTCGATCCTTTCACATGATCGTAGTTCCTCGCTGTGATTTCTTGGGCGAGGTCGCTGTTCACTCCATAAACCTGCCGTGTCCGCATCAATTCTTTTCCGACAAACCACAGTTCTGAAACCCTGTTCACGTAGAGTTCAGTCCCAATCATCTGACTATTCGCGCTAACTCGCTTATCACTAGCTTTTCCACCAAAAGAAATACGCATAAATCGATTTGACCACTCACCAGCGAGGACATCGCAAAAGGGCGCACCCGCTCCAGTGGCATCGACGCTGACATTCTCTGGTAGAATCTTTAGCTTTTCGCAATGCTCTCGAATCTGTCTCACTATCTGGTAGGTTCGAGGGACTGCTTTATTTGTCGCATCATCATTAAGATGGATGGCTTTACCAAACTCCAAGACATACTGCCCAGAGGAACTGTAGCCGCACTTAGCGGTATATAAAATTGTGCGATCACCCCCATTGGTGAATGCGGGGTCAATCCCGCATAAATTAATCGGCGCACCTCTCCACTCAACTGCATTCAAAGCTCCCGTATTAGCGAGTTCGTTCTCTGTGTAAATACCCGTGGTTTCATCACTATCAAAAAAGACGGCTCGAACCATTCGCATGTAGCCCCTACTCTCTACACCCAGCAAAGCTTTATCTTCTGCAAGCTTCTCCGCTGTGGGTAGCCAAGGATATATGACTTCACCCGCCAAAATGTTTGGGGATCTCTCTCCGTCTAGCCGTAGATACTTGCCATTCCATTTTGTGTCCCACCCATCTGCGGTGTTTGTATCCACACTGTCCCACCCATCTTTGGGGGTAGACCATATACCAAACGCATCAAACCTTGAGTTGGGGTTACTCATCCCAATCATCTGAAATGAAGGGTTCTTCGACAAGTTAGTTAGTCCAGCGTTCAAAATTGCTTCAGATAATTCTGATAGCTCATCGCCAATGAGTATCACTCTCTTCTGTTTGATTCCGATAAACTTACCTACAGCTTCCTTAGTCTTACTCTTCTCCGCTGAAATCAGAGATAGTCCTGCTCGCTCAATTAAAATCCCCTTCTCATTAACGTAAGATACATTGCCTATTGAATCGCGTATCTTGATTGGTGCATCATCTATCACGGACAGTAGAGAAATTACACTACCCCAGATTCGTTTTCGAGCTTCACGAAGGGTGGTGGATGTCATCAACACAAGCGTATCTTGAGGTTGAGATAAAAAGTTAACGATCCCCCAAGCTGCCATAATGTGGGATTTACCGGATGAAGCAGAACCACCAATGGCTAAGTATTTATTTTCCAATGCGGCCCTTATCATCAACTCTGCCCACGGATGTCTGACGCAGAGTTTTTCTGGTAACTCTTCGTGGTTGAAAAGCTCATCGCATATTCTCCAGAAATAATATTCTCTAGCCACAACAGTTTCATGGTTAGCGAACCCATACAGGAGTGCAGTAATTAGACTAGTAGGCGGGAGTTGAAACCCACCAACATCCATCTTCTTTGTCTTAGCATCAATGCGCGGTTCTAGTAACTGCTTGCTCCGCTCTTCTTTTAAAGCCATAATGTTGATACAGAATATATCTATATGAGCGGGAATCCTAAAGAAGAAATTCAAGAACGTGCTGTGCAAATGTATCGTGCTGATTGGAAGACGTCAGCTATTGCTAAGGAGTTAGGTGTGCATGCGGGAACAGTAAGGCGGTGGTTTAAGAAAAGAGGCATCCCCGCTAAGAAATCAGGTCTTGTGCGGAACGAGCAAATTGAAGGTGATGAAACACCCATCGAGCAGAACTTCGAGAACATGACGGATGAGGCTGTAATGCGAGCGAAACACGATGCACGAATCAAGGAGGAACAAGACATCCTTGAGATCGCCGAGAGTCAGGCAAGCCCCGCTGATAAGTATCAGAACTATATGGCGATGGCGGCAATCCGACTAGCGAGAGATGGGATGAAGAACATCAGCGCCCCTAAGAATGTGAGGGAGCTTTCAGAACTTGACCAATTGATACGAAGAAATTTAGGTCTGAACTCTAAGACCGGCGGAGGTGCTGCTAACAAAATGCAGATCGACATCTCGATCCTTAACAACAAGAAAGCGGATCGGGGTGAAGGAACCATAATCGATATCCAAAGCGATGATTAACAGTTTTGATTCTTTCTCATGGGACTACAGCCCCAACAAAGATCCTTATTCTAACAGATCCAAATCACCCCCCGAAAATCTATTTGATGAAGTAGATGATGACTACTCCGAGATTATATTTTTTGGGCAACTTGAGGAGGCTTTATTAGGCGTTGTAGAACAGATGGATAAGCCACCTATTGCTTGCTATTCAAGCGCAATGTCTATAACTATTCTTAAAACAGAACATGGACTAACCGAAGAGGATGCTAAGTTCGCACTTAAAAAACTTATGGATGTAGACTTAGGTGAATTTGCCCCCTGTTTCCTAGATACTAGTATTGTAAAAGAATGAAATTTTTTGATGACAAAGAAGTTGTAAGTGATCCAGAAGTCTTGATACGAACGGAGCGTGATGACGGCGACTTTGATTTTACTGTTAAGAAACTTGAAGGTGCGTTCTATAAAGTGGTTCCGTCTAATGCGAGGGAGATCCTCTTCTTAAAACAACTGAAGAAGAACGTATTTAAATACACCCCCGCAACAGGCGATGGATTAATTGTCACCTTAAACGTGCTGTGATTGTAGGAGTTGATAACGGATTAGACGGTGGTCTCGTCGCTATCTCTGATCATGGTTTGATCATTGATAAGATTGCGATGCCTACAAAGCAGATGTCAAAAAAGCGTGAGATTGATGTCAGAGAAATTAAGAAGTGGTTGATGTATTTGAACACACCATTCTTACTAGCTATCGAAGAGCCACTAGCCCACGCTAAAAGTTCTCAAGCTGTTCGATCTATGGCATTGAGCTTCGGAAAACTTCTAGGCATGGCAGAGACTTGCGAGTTCGATGTCTGCCGTGTTTCAGTCCACAAGTGGCAGAAGGCGATCTTAGGGTTTCGACCGAAAGGAACGACTAAGAAGACCGCTCTTGCTAAGGCTGAAGCTATAGCGCCAGATGAGAACTGGTTAAAAAACAAAAGATGTAGAACTCCCCACGATGGAATGATTGATGCGTTCCTGATTGCCCGTTATATTTGGGAAGGGAAAAAAATTGAAGAAAGTTCTTGAGTAACTTTTTCAGGTCTGCCATGTTCCCGACATGGACACACCAAACCACACAGACAGAGGACACGCTGAGTTCTCTCCCAGCCAACTCAAATATTTAGCAGGTTGTTCTGGCTATCAGGGTCGTAGTGGAACTAACGCAGCGGCGGCGATGGGGACGCGCATCCACGAAGCATTGGAGATCGAAGATCCATCCAATCTTCAAAGCGAGGAAGAGGTAAGTATCTACAATGAGATACTTACGGATCAAACCGAATACTTAGCAAACTACAAAGACAATAGGAGGCTGACAGAGGAACACGCTGAGATTCAACTTGATGTAAAACTCGAAGGAACTGAAACTTACGGAACTTGCGATTACCTTTGCATCTTCGATAACGTCGATGGAGTCTTAATTGATTACAAAACAGGTATCTCCAAGATAGATACTCCAGCTAAAAACTTTCAGGCTAAGGCTTACACGTTAGGGTGCTTCCAAAAATACCCCGAACTTACCTCTATTGAGTTTGTATTCTTTGTCCCTCAACGTAATGAGATTTTGTCAGATACGTTCTACCGAGAAGACCTCGATGAGTTGATCGAAGAGTTATCAGACGTAATTTTAAAAGCGGAAAAGGTTCGCCCCAAATGGGAGACGGGGACTCCCAGTCTGGAAGAACTTACCCCTACTGTCGATTGCAGGTTCTGTAAGCACGAAGATACCTGCCCTGCCCTCGGTGGTTTAGTTGTTGAAGTTGCCAAAAAGGTAGACCCTCAACTACCTGACGTTAATTTAGACACAGTTGAAGATCCAGAAGTGGTGGAGCAACTCTACATGATCGCAAAGATTGTTACCAACTGGGCAGATCGTTTCAAGAAAAGGGCTATTAAACTAGCAGAAGATGGCATCGAGTATCCCACTCTTCGTCTCAAGACGATGCGGGGGCGTAGGAACGTAACCGACTCGGACACATTTTTAAAGATCGCTAATGATTTTGGGGTTGATAGTGAAGAAGTTTTACGCCATGTATCTCTGCCGCTTGCCAAGATTGCGAAGGCTGTGGGGGACACGGCAGAGAAAGGTGAGAAGAAAAGACAATCAGATCAATTTTTAGATGCCTGTAATGACTCAGGTATTATTGAAGAATCTGCCCCTCGACGAACTTTGTCGTAGGGCAAAAACAAAGAAACAAGAAACATCGAAACATAGAAACATAGAAACATGAGTAAGAAAGAAAACGAGCTTGCTGAAGCTCCAAACACCAGCCTAGTCCCATCGCTATCTGATACGTTGGACCAAAATGACATCGACATCCCAAGGGTGAACGTGGTTCAAAAGACCAGCGACATCTTTGGAGCCGATGGTGAGCCAGCACCATATGGAAGCCTAGTGCTTGATAAGCGTGTTGTTATTGCAAAACCCGAAGAAGCAATTCAAGTGGTTCCAATGTCGGCAGTAAAATCATGGCGTGAGGACATTCCTTTCGACAATGATGAAATGCCCCGCATTGCAACATCTCAAGATGAAAAGGCTCGCCTATCTCTAGATAGTGAGTATCCAATCTTAGAATTTGCTGAGATTACATTACTGTTTAAAGGTGCTGAAGACGATTCAGAAACCTTCCCGTTCCCCCTTGGAAAGGGTAACTACGCCATTGGGCGAATTAACGTAGCTAAAGATGCATACCGACAAACATTTAAAAGACTCGCTACCTTTGCGATGTTCAACAAGAAAACACCGATACATAACAGACTGTGGAATTTTAAATCCACTCTTATTACTCGGGGTAAGTATAGTTGGTATGCACCAGCTTTGGCGATTACGAACGAAGAACCGTCAGAAGAAGTCTTAGATTTTGTAGGAGGGTATTTAGGACATGAGTAAAGTCAGCCCAAGCCCACAAGACAGAAGAAAGATTCTTGAGATTGAGATTTCAAAAATGCGCGAACTGATCCAACGGATTGAGGAAGCAATTGAAACATCGAAGCTCGACCTGCAAATGTCAAATGTTGTATTGGATTCTCTTGAAGACGCCTTTAAAGCTCTACCTGAGCAGACAGAAATCGCAGTTGCGGAAATCGTCGAAGACTTGAAATAACTTTTGGGACAGGGTATTGCGGCGGCGTCTTTGTGTGTTCGCTAGTTATAACATCGCCTTGGGGGTAACCGCATAAAAGCCCCCCACCAAAATAAAGCCTCATCCCCACGACTATGGGTTTTCATCACCTAGGGGGTGAGGCTACTTTTTTAAATATACATGAATAAAATTATATATGCTGTGGACTTCGAAACATACTACGACAAAGAATGTAGTATTCGAACATTAGGCCCACTTGGGTATTTTTCTCACCCAAAATTTGACGCTTACATGGTGAGCGTAGTTGGTTCGGACGGTTTAACTTTTGTTGGGCATCCCGAAAAATTCGATTGGTCATTATTAAATGACAACATCGTCCTATCGCACAACGCCTCTTTTGATGAGACCCTTCATCTCTATGCGGTATCTATGGGGTGGTGGGACAGTTGTTCTCCAGCGGAGTGGCATTGCACAGCAGATCTAGTGGCTTATTGCAAACTTCCCAGATCTCTTAAAGGGGCTACTGCTAAACTATATGACATCCAAGTTGATAAATCTACGCGCGATAATATGTCGGGGAAAAATTGGAGTGAGATGAGTGAAGAGTTCCAGAAGGAGGTAAGTGAGTATGCTATCAAAGATAGTGAGCTTTGCTTACGATTGTGGAATAGTCTGGAAGATAAGTGGCCGCAATTCGAAAGGAGTGTTAGTCGATTGAATAGGACAATTGTTCAGCGTGGAATCCCCATAGACTTAGACCTACTAAAGACTCAACTCGAAACAATCAAAGTTCGTTTATTCGAAGCGGAAGAAGACATTCCTTGGTTGGGTGAAAAGCCTCTATTGAGTAGGGCAGCATTTAACTCTCAATGCCTTCTTGTTGGTATCGAGCCTCCAGCTAGTTTAGCTCAAACAGATAAGGACTCTCAGGAATGGGTGGAGTATCACAGCAAAGAGCATAAGTGGGTTTCAGCCGTCAAAGACTGGAGAAGGATAAACTCTCTAAAGAAGAAGCTAGAAGCATTTGATAACGCTACTATGTCTGACTCCCGTTACTATGGCGGCTGTATGTATTTCGGAGCGCACACTGGTAGGTTCAGTGGTTCGGGTGGAAACTTAAACCTACAGAACTTACCTAGAGAAGAAATGTTTGGGGTCAATCTCCGACACCTTATCAAACCCCACAAACTTAAAAGACTAGTCGTTGTTGACCTCTCCCAAATCGAAGTGAGAACACTTTGTTGGTTAGCAAATGATAAAGAAATGCTTAACGAGATCGCAGAGTGTGATGACATCTATGAAGCGTTCGCGATTCGGTTTGGAATGTGGAACCCAGACGAAGAAGATAAATCCTTTAAGGAGCACCCCAAACTAAGACATTCAGTAAAAGGAATGGTGCTGGGGTGTGGCTATGGTGCAGGAGCAGGTCGTTTTGCTTCGATGTCCAACATCTCCGAAAAGGAAGCTGAGAAGAGAGTTAGGAAATATAGGAGTAAAATGCAGAGGGTTAAAACCCTGTGGTCCAAATATAACTCGGAAATCGAGGGTTCTCACGAAGCTAGTCAGCAGATCCCTACAGAGTTCACTGTAGAACTCCCTAGCGGTAGGGTTATTAACTATGGTGTTCTTACGGCGACTCCAGATTGCGGAAGATTACATTTTATAGCTGGTATTCCTAGACACGGGAAAGTCCTACCCGTCCGTCTTTGGGGAGGATTAGTAGCAGAGAATGCTTCACAAGCATTAGCTAGGGATATATTTTCCGATATGATGCTGCGTGTTGAAGAAGCTGGTTACAAAATAGTGATGCATGTCCACGACGAAATGGTCATCGAAGCTAGGGAAGAAGATGCTGAAGACACACTAAAAGAGGTTACAAGAATTATGTCGGAACCTCCGGCATGGATTCCTGATATCCCTCTATCCGCTGAAGGTTCAATCCTAACACGCTATGAAAAATGAAATACAGATACATTGAAAATTTACGATCAAAGAAATGCACGCCGTGTGACGATATGTCTAAAGTTTCGGTTAATCCGAAACCTACCTTTAAGTCAAAAGCTGAATACAGAGAATGGTGTGGTAAGCAAACAACAAAGCATTGCTTCTATAGTCTAGCGGAAGGACTAGCACCTAACTCTCGAATAGAGGGCGACAACAAAATAAGGAGAGTTCACGGTATAGCCGCTGACTACGATGCTCCCGTGGACTGGATTAATGTGGATAATACTATCAATGCTAGGTGTGCTGGTTGTATGCCAAGTTGGAGATCTAAAACCCAGAGTGGATACATCAGGGTTGTGTTTGAGTTCGAAGAAGCTATATCCGTTCCAGACTTTTTGTATAAAGGTTTTATGCGCGAGCTTAAAAGCTCGATTGGCTTCCATAAGATATTCGCTGGGTATGATGTTAAATCTGAAAATCCTTCTCAATATTTCGAGATTGGAAAAGACTGGGTTTCTTTAGGGGGATCTGTTTCCCCTGCTGTAGTTCAAACAGCACTCATTAAAGCTGCTCAAAGTAGTCCTCCAGAATCGAAAGAGACTTCAATACCAATTGAAAAGATCGCGCAAGAAGTTGATAAGCGATTCCCCAATAGGTGGGTGGGTGATTTAGAAGTAGGTTCTAGAGGTCCACTGTTTTGGATTGACGATGGGATTGATAGAGAAGGTTGTCAGGTATTTGAAGATGGGTGTATTGTCTACTCAGATCGAGATGAAGGTTGGAAGACTTGGCGAGATATCTTTGGTAAAGAGTTTGTTAAGAAATACGAAGAAGAGAAGATGGGTAATCTACTCGATGAGTATTGGTTTAACGGTAGGCAATTCTTTAAACTCCTTAACAAGATTGCACAACCAATCCCAAGAGATCAACTCGTCCTAGAACTTAAACAGCGTGGCTTTAAACAACGCGCTAAGAAAGGTGAAAACCTTTCAGAAGTCGAGAACGCCATCCTAGTCATTAGTAATCAAAATAGAATTAATGAAATCGCTCCAATTGTTTTCAGGAGGGATAAGCGTGTCGTTAGTTTTAACGGTCTCAGAATTCTTAATAGTTCTAGCATCGAGCCAATCTTAGCAGCGGAAGATGGTGACTTTGATAAGTGGCCTTGGATCAATAAGTTCTTTGATCAGTTCTTCGTAGACTCCACAGACGTTAGGGCGAAGTATTACTTTTTCGCTTGGTTCCAGAGATTCTATGCGGGGGTTATCAATAATCGGGAAGATCAGGGGCAAGCTTGTATCCTAGTTGGTCCCGCTAAAAGGGGTAAGACTCTGCTATCTAATAAGATTATCTCTGCTGCTGTTGGTGGTTATGCCGATGCTAGTGATTATCTTTCGGGAGGAACTAAGTTCAATAAAGACTTAGGGAGAGCCGCTGCTTGGGTTATTGATGATACCGTAAGTGCTGCTTCATTCCAAGATCAACGGAAAGCAACAGAGCTAATTAAACGTGGTGTGGCTAACCCAAGAATAGAGTTTATGGCTAAGTTCTCAGACGCTGTTACTCTCCCTTGGGCGGGTAGGATTATCGTTAGCCTCAACGACGATGCGAACAGTATGAGCGTTATCCCAACACTGGACTCTAGTAACCGTGATAAGTTGATGGCTTTCAAGATCTGCCCCAAACCATTTAAGTTCCCTAAGAAATACGATCTAGAAGATATACTCGATAAGGAGCTACCCCACTTCCTAGCTTGGTTAGAGAAATGGAAACCGCCTGAAGAGGTTCTCGACGATGATCGATTTGGAGTTAAGAGCTACATTGATAATAGTATTGCTTATGCGGCTTACGATAACTCAAGTAGATCGCAAGTGGCCGAACTAATCGACTTCTTCTCAAAAGCTTGTAGAGAGCAGAACGATAGAATGAAAGAGTGGCGGGGGACTATTACTGAGTTCCAAGTCGCAATCCATACCTACAATAACGGTAGATCACTAGGAGCTTCAAACAAACTAGAGTTCGTCCGAAATGGATTAGCGCACCTAGAAGATGCTGGTAAGGCGAACGGTGGGATCAGACCAATAAAGTCTGTAGGCAAAGGTAGTGGTAAAGTCTGGGTGATCGATGTCACTGAGCCTTTCGATATCGACTTCGAAGACTCTACAGAGAGTTCGCTGGACGCAGTGCTGCAATAGGTAAGTGGTATCCATCCACTTTGTATTTAAAACC